TAAATTTTGTTCTAAAATATGAATTGCATTTGGATTACGTGATAACAAATACCAATCAACTTTATCTAAATTTTGTTCTAAAATATGAATAGCATTTGGATTGCCAGATAATTCAGTCCAATCAACTTTATCTAAATTTTGTTCTAATATATGAATTGCATTTGGATTACGTGATAACTGTGTCCAATCAACTTTATCTATGTGGTCACAAAACGGGTGTCGTAGGTCGAATCGCATTTTATATAATTATTATATACATAATGAAATTATTTTTCAATTTTTTATTATCGCTTAGGCAGAACTCGAGATAAAATTATGTAACATTGTGTCTTTGTTAGTATTAATTACATCTCCAGTTAATACGGCTGATTCAAATGTTGTTCTTAAAATATCTGTAGGGCATGTGCTACCAACTTTTAATATACCATGTTCACGTAAATATTTTTTAACATCTGAAATTTTTGTTTTTTTCAATTCTTTTTGTGTGTCAATAATTTGCTTTCTAGTTTGTCTATCTTTTATTAATACTGATACGCGACGAAGTTTATCTGATTTTCCTAATGTAAAACGTCTTTTTATTGTTTTTTTTATACAATTTTTGTGGGTGTTACCTTCTCTGTCCGTTATCATATTGTCAATATCATTATCAGTTGATTTACTTATAGCATCTAAATCTTTTAATTCTTCTAATGGTGTAGTCATTAACGGTGTTGTATATTTTTTTTCTATTTCTTTAAAATCTTTCATGGATTTCTCTTTTATTTGACTTTCATTATCTTGTAATTGTTTTAATTTTGTCTTTATTTGTTCTAATCGTGCTTCTCTAGATAAATTCGTTGTATTTGGTATCGTTGTATTTGGTATCGTTGTATTTGGTATCGTTGTATTTGGTATCGTTGTATTTGGTATCGTTGTATTTGGTATCGTTGTATTTTGCAAACTAGATGTTTGTTTAGGCGGGGTTGGTGGTCTTACTATATCTGGTACATCTGGTGTTATTCCTTGTTGTTCTCTCATCCATTCACGATATGTTTTTTTTCTTCCATTTTTTAAACAGCCATATGGCAATTCATCCGGAGCTTTATATTTTACATTAAATACTTCATTAGATTGTGGCATAATTGTATTTACATTTGTTTCTTGTAATTCTGGTGGTAATTCTGTATGATGAGTTGGTGTTTGGTAATTTTTAAGTGTTTTTGTATTTAACGAACGTTGTTTTGCTTCTGTCACCTTATGTTTTTTACTTAAATCTGACAAATAATCTAACGCCCCATAAAATTCATCAGAATATGTAGTGGCAGGAGCAGATTCCGGTTTTATTTTTGTTTCTTGTTGTTTATGGTCTTTTATGCGTTTAAGTAATTTATTTCTCAAATTATTTGGCGATATAACTGGATTTATTGTTAGTTCTTTTTTTTCTTTTACTTTTCTAGTTTTATTTCCTGATAATTTAAATAATTCTGGATTAATTTGGATTGTTTTTTTTGTTGACATATGTAATATAATAAAAAAACAATTTCACAAAAACAACACAAAAAAGTTAGATATACATAGAACTAATTAAATTTCTAATCTTGTCATTATTTTTCTCATTTGAATCTTCATTTTTCAAATAAAGTTGTAACCCTTTATCTAAATCATGAATAGTAATATATTTTTTTACTGAACTATCTAAACAAAACACTCGTCTACTATGTGCTATTTTTGTCTTTGTAAACAATGTTTCAATATCTCTTCCGAAATATTTAAAATGTTTCTTATTTTTATGAAACCATTTCACATCTATTCCTGAATTATCTGAAATAAACCATCCAAAGTCATTTACTTTTTTTAAAAATATATTATATAAATCTTGTGCGGTATATTCATCAGTTTTAAATCTCCATGTAAATCGTGATTGTAACCCTTGATTATAATTAAAAAAGCAAGAATTGAGTTCTTTTTCATATCCGGCAATAATAACCATTAGATTGTCTTTATGGTCGCTAAGAGATTCGCATAATGTGTCTATACATTCTTTTGAAAAACTATCTCGTTTCTCTTCATTTCCTAAAGCATATACTTCGTCAATAAATAAAACCCCACCCAAAGATTCATTTATGACATCTTTTGTTTTTATTGCGGTTTGTCCTAAAAATCCGGCAATCAAATCTGTTCTAGTTACTTTTTTAAATGTTCCTTTACTTAAAATACCCATTTTAGAAAAAATAGAACCAATAATTTTTGCTACATCAGTTTTCCCAGTTCCTGGTGGACCATAAATAACAGTATGCATAAAATCATTACCTTTAACTGATTTGTTTAATGTATGTAAATTTTGTATATAAAAAATAAGTTGGTCTAATATATTTTCTTTTAGTTGTGTCATACCAATCATATTATTTAACTCTGTTAGAGGTTGCTTTATTTTATGTAGGGCTTCCATATTTATATTATATTCAATGTTTTTATCAAGCGGATAGGATTCAATTAGTAACAAGATATCATTAATATTATTCAATTCTGCGCTAATATTTACCCTAATTTTAGGACTAGTATAAGGTTTTAAACACTCGTCGGGGAATAAAGGTTGCTCACAATTAACGTTAAAATTGGGATATTGTATTTGTGCATATTGTTCAGTTATACTATTTAGAAATTGTTGCATATCTTTTTTACCAGTTATACTGTTATTTGGGGTAGATTCTTCTGTATTAATACAATATTCTATACTTTGTTTTTTATCTAGTTCTAATAAAAAATTATTATAATTATTTATATCAGTATAAGACCTAAAACATCTTGTATGTTTTTTACGATGAATTGACATATATTATTGTATTAGTATACAATAATATATTTATATTATTTTATTGATATTTCTTATTCTATTGATATTTCTTATTCTATTGATATATATTCTTGTTAATTGTCACTTCTTTCGCTACCTTTGAAATTATTTTACTTATGTTAGTTTTTTGTTCCAATTCTGTTCCACCTGACATTGAATTTGATACTATTTTCAGGTATTTATCATTTTTCTTTGACGATGAATCACGACAATCCGGGTTATGTCTAACCCACTCCGGTATTATTTTAATGTTTTTATGTGCTATTTGTTTGACTACCTGAGTCATCTTTGTATTTGATTCGTCATCCTTTATCCATTCATCATTATCTTTAATATATAATATTTCTCTTTTTTGATCGGAACAATGAATAGGTCGTTGTTTTGTATCTAACTCTGTTAAATTATCTAATACTACATCTGATATGCCATTCACAAAACCAACTTCCCCTATATGTTCTAAGTCTTTTAATTTGAATTTAATAGAATCGACAAATTCAGATATATTCATTGCATCTTTACATGTCTCATTCAGAAAAAAATGCAAATTAAATGTTTTATTATTGGAATTAAGGTTACTATTATTAATAGCAGGTGTTTTGCATATATCAATAATTTTGTTAGTTAGTTCTTGGTTATGTTTTATAAGGTCTTTTACTATTTCTCGTAACACTTGTGTCTCTTCTTTACTTACATATTCGTCTTGTTTTTGTGCAACGGAACTTTCGGAACTTTTATTTTTTTTACAGAATTTTAGATGTTTCCATAATCCCTGACGGTATTTATATTCACTCCCACACAAACAACTGAATTTTACGTTTGGAACTAAATTGTAATCCATGTAATCCGTTTTTACCTTTAAATGTTTTACGGTTGTTAAATGTCTATCATATTGGCTTTTTCGTGATGTATAATAGTCACATGAAATACAACAATATTTATGGAACTTTTTTGAACAAGAAAAATCCTCCATTTGTCCTATTTATAGAGGACAAAAAAAAGTTCCTAAATTATTTTTTGCAAAAAATATGTAAAAATTATCGTCATGTGTGTTTTCGTCTTTTTTATTTTTTGAGAGCATTATGTTCAGACAACGAAATTTAGAGGGCATTTTTCAAAACTTTTTTCGGATTTTCAATTTTGGACATTTTTAAAAATGTCCATTTTCAAAAACCAAATTGACTTTTTGGAAAATTTTTGTTATTGTTTTTTATAGTCAATAATTCCCTCTTATTTTTGTTATGTGTTAACCTCACACTACATAAAAATATTTACACGATAAAATATTATATTACAAAACTATTTAAAAAAAAATTGATATATAAAATAACTGTTAGGATGGAAAATATATACAACCGCAAAACAAACCCAGACAATATGACAGATAATAGTAACATAAACGATGGGTATGATTTAGATGGAAATTTTATTATTAAAGATAATCCATATATTGAAGATCCTTGGACAGTCATTGAATCCTATTTTAAAGGTCAACATCTTGATAGAATTGTTAGACATCAAATTGAATCATATAATAATTTTGTTGGTTACCAAATTATTAAAACTATTGAAATGTTTAATCCAGTTCATATAAAATCAGAGGAAGATTACGATCAAACAAGCGGAAAATATTCTCTTGAAATGTTTATTACCATTGATAATTTTCATATATATAGACCACAAATACATGAAAATAATGGAGCAATTAAATTAATGTTTCCACAAGAAGCCAGATTAAGAAATTTTACATATGCATCTGCTATGACAGTTGACATTAATATCAAATACATCATTCGTAATGGAGAAAATTTAGATAACGTAAAAACACTTTACAAAACTATACCAAAAATTCACATTGGAAAATTACCTATTATGCTAAAATCTAATATTTGCGTTTTGAATCAATACAAATACGTAGATAATCAACATACAGGAGAATGTAAATATGACACTGGCGGATATTTTATTATTAATGGTTCAGAAAAAACAGTATTAGGTCAGGAAAGAGCTGGAGAAAATCGCGTATATTGTTATAATATTTCTAAAAATGACACAAAATATACATGGAAAGCAGAAATCAAATCTGTTCCAGATTTCAAATGCATTTCACCTAAACAAATTAATATGATGATTAGTTCCAAAAACAACGGTTTTGGATTTCCACTATATTTGCAAATTCCACGAGTAAAACAACCCATACCATTATTTATTGTGTTTCGTGCTCTAAATGTATTGTCTGATAAAGAAATATGTGAATATATATTATTAGACATTACATTAGACAAATACAAACCTATCATGGAAAATCTACAAGCATCAATTATTGACGCAAATAAACATATGACCTATGAAGACGCAATTAAATATATTACCAGTTTTGTTATATATACACCTATAAACATGGACAAAGAAACTGGATCTTTAAAAAAGAGACAGTTCACATTAGATGTCTTGCAAAATGACCTATTTCCACATTGTCAAACTATCAAACAAAAGATTTATTTTCTGGGATATATGGCAAACAAGTTGTTAAAAACCAGTTTTGAATTTATTAAAGGTGATGATAGAGATTGTTATGTTAATAAGAGAATTGATTTAACAGGAACATCATTAAACAATTTATTCAGAAACTACTTTAACAAACTAGTCAAGGATATGGAAAAACAAGTCATAAAAGAAATTAAATGTGGAAGTTGGCGTTCAAAAGAAGATTACTTGAACATTATTAACTTAACAAATATTTATAAAATTATCAAATCAAATACAATTGAAAACGGATTTAAACGGGCATTATCAACTGGCGATTTTGGAATTAAACATACCAATTCAAACAAAGTAGGTGTGGCACAAGTGTTAAATCGTTTAACATATATAGCTACTTTAAGTCATCTTCGTAGAATCTCAACCCCTACCGATAAAAGCGGTAAATTAATTCCTCCTCGTAAATTACACAGTTCATCTTGGGGATATTTATGTCCAGCAGAAACTCCTGAAGGAGCATCAGTTGGTGTTGTAAAAAATATAAGTTATATGGCACATATCACAATTCATTCAAACAGCAATTCACTATATGATTATATTCTTCCTAAAATTATAAACATTGACCATGATTTAACACCTAACTTTATGTATGATAAAGTAAAGGTATTTATCAATGGTGCTTGGGTTGGAATTGCAATGAATCCATTAGAGTTGTATAGTGAAATAAAGGAGATGAAATGTAAAGGAATTATAAATGTATACACATCTGTTGTATTTGATTGTAAGTTGCAAGAAATTAGAGTTTGTAATGATAGTGGAAGAATAACTCGTCCATTGTTACGTGTGAAAAACCATAATTTACTACTTACAAGACAAATTATTAATGATCTAAAGGAAAACAAATTAACTTGGGATAATCTATTAACTGATTGTAATATTAAAGATGCAGTTATTGAATATATTGATCCAGAAGAACATGAATTTAGTATGGTAGCTACTGTTCCGAAAGATATAATAACCGTGAATAATAATAAAATTAATCGTTATACACATTGCGAAATTCATCCATCAACTATATTTGGCATTGTTGCATCTTGTATCCCTTATCCGGATCATAATCAGTCACCTAGAAACACTTACCAATGTTTAGATATAAATGAAACAGTATTGTTGAGCAATGGAGATAAAAAGAAAATTAAAAATATAGAAATAGGCGATAAAGTTATTTGTTTTAATCCAGATACTATGGATATTAGTTATACTAAGGTTATTAATCATTATATTCGGGAGACTGATAAACATTTATTTAAAATAAAAACAATTACAGGTCGTGAAATAATTGCGACAATTGACCATAAATTTATGACAACTGATGGTTGGAAAGAGGTTGGTGAATTTATTGAAAATGATACTTTAATAGGCATTATGCCAACACAGTCATCATTTAACGTCGATACATCCAATAATGAACAGTTACTCATTCTTGATGAAACCATATTTAGACATAAATTTATTGAATTAGGTTTAGAAATGAGATATATTAATAAACAGATAGAAAAACTAACTGAAAATGGTATATTACCTTTGTATAGCAATGATTATAGATTGCCAATTATTTCAAGAATATTTGGGTTCTTATTATCAGTTGGTTCTATTAACATATACGAAACACATACAAAATATGTATCGTGTAGCTTTTGTTTTGAAACTGAAACTGACATAAAATTATTTGAAGATGATATTGAACATTGTGGATTTAATAAATGCGAATATAATTATAGTTCAAGAAGTGTTAATGGAGTAATTCATTCAACATTTAATGTAACTCATAATGGCAGTTTACCTTCTCTTCTAATAGCGTTAGGAATTACATACGGTACAAAAACTGAGACAAAAAGAAATCCTCTTCCAGAATGGGTTATGTCTGGTTCTAATTTAGTTAAAAGAGAATTTATTTCTGGGTTTCAAGGAGGAGATGGTTGTAAAATAAGATGGAACAAAAATAATATGGAATATAATTATATCTGTGCAGAGACATCACAACAAATAAACCCAGATTATTCAGATAGTTTATTGTATTTTATGCAACAATGTGTTAATATATTGATTGATTTTGGAATAGAGTGTAATATTCAAGGTGTCGAAATTATTAATAAAGATAGACATAAAGTAGCTTATAAAATTTTAGATAAACAACATAATTTGATAAATTATTATGATAAAATTGGATATAGATATTCGTTTACAAAAAATGTAGACTCGTTTATTGTAATTGAATATTTAAGATATAAGGAATTATGTTTTCAATCACATAAGTTATTTATCGAAAATATTAGAAAAATGTGTGATATAGGAATGTCAAACACAGATATTTCAAATGAAACCGGAATTTCTGTAAGTAATGTTGATGATATTAGAAGAAGCTATAATACAAAAAGAGAAATAAGTATGTACAAGTTAAAAGAAGACACTATTGAAAATTGGCAGAAAAATATACAAATTATAGGTGGTATGATATTTATGCCAGTATCTTCAATTATTCCAATGGACAACAGATTGGTGTCTGATATAACTGTAGAGTCGGACAATCATAGTTTTATAGCTGGAAATAACTTTCTATCAAGTAATTGTGCACAAGCAAAACAGGCTATGGGCATTTATGCTACTAATTTTAACGAACGAATGGATAAAACAGCATATGTGCTTACGTATCCTACAAGACCATTAGTAGATACACGGGTAATGAATATAATTAAATTAAATGAAAATCCATCTGGTTGTAATATTACAGTGGCTATTATGACACATACTGGTTATAATCAAGAGGATTCTTTGTTGGTTAACAAAGGGTCAATTGATAGAGGGTTATTGCAAATTACAATAACCCATACTGAAAAAGACGAGGATAAGCAAAAAGTAAATGGAGATGAAGAAATTAGATGTAAACCAGATGCATCAAAAACAAAAGGTATGAAATTTGGAAATTATAACAAGGTAAACTCTAAAGGGGTTGTACCAGAAAATACGCTTATTGAAAATCGAGATATTATTATTGCAAAGGTTACGCCTATAAAAGAAAATAGAAATGATCATACAAAAATGATTAAATATGAGGATGGAAGCAAACAATATAAAACTGTTGAAGAAACATTTATTGATAGAAATTATATTGATAGAAATGGAGATGGTTATAGTTTTGCGAAAGTTAGATTAAGAGCATTAAGAAAACCTGTGATTGGTGATAAGTTTTCGTCGCGACATGGGCAAAAAGGCACAGTTGGAAACATTATTCCGGAAGAAGATATGCCATTTACAGCAGACGGTCTTAGACCAGATATTATTATTAACCCACACGCGATTCCATCTCGTATGACAATTGGTCAATTAAAAGAGACATTATTGGGTGAAGTATTGGTTGAATTAGGACTCTTTGGTGATGGAACAAGTTTTGGAGAATTATCTATAGAAGACATTTCAAGAAAATTATTAGAAATGGGTCACGAGGCACATGGTAACAAATTGTTGTATAGTGGATTAACTGGAACCCAAATTGAATGTAGTGTATTTATGGGTCCAGTGTTTTATCAACGTCTAAAACATATGGTAAATGACAAGCAACATAGTAGGTCAATTGGTCCAATGGTTAATCTGACTAGACAGCCAGCAGAAGGTCGTAGTAGAGATGGTGGCTTACGATTTGGCGAAATGGAGAGGGATTGCCTGTGGGAAAATACACCAATAACTACAACTAATGGTCTCAGTATGCTCATAAAAAATATGGGTACTTGCAAAACCGAAGTTTTAGGCTGGAATGAGACAATAAACATGATGGTTCCATCTAAACAAAGCGGATTTCTGTATAAAGGAGAGCGTGAATGTGTTCAGATTACATTTGAAGATGGTAGAACAAATATATGTACTCCTGAACATCCAATTTTAACATCGGATAATCAATGGATAAAAGCGAAGGAACTAAAGGTTTGTGAACATAAAGTAAAATCTAGTATAACATATCCTGTTGCTGATTTTAATGAAGAAATAAAAGAATGTGCTGGATGGAGTTTACAAGTTGGTGACTTGTTATTCAAGACAGATACATTAGAAAATTATATAAAAACGCTTATATTAGCAAAATTAATAGGTTATTTAATAACCGATGGACATATTAGCAAAAATAATAATCGACATTCGTCATTTGTATTTCTAGGTCATATGATTGATGTGAATTCAATGTTAAGCGATATAAAATTAATAGCTTCAATTAAACAAAATAAATTTATTAATAAAAATTTGTATAGAATTAACTTGCCACAAATTATCACAAATAATATAATTAAATTAAACGGCATTCTAATTGGTAAGAAAGTTAATCAGCCAGCTACATTGCCTAGTTTCATACTTGATGATGCTTGTCCTTTACCAATTGTTCGAGAATTCTTGGGTGGATTGTTTGGAGGAGACGGACATACTTGTGTGCTTGGTTTGCATCGTGGGAAAAGAGATATATTATCATCTATTTCATTTTCACAAACTAAAAATAAAATACACCTTGAGTCACTTACTAAAATGATGAATGATATAAAAAAATTATTAGCTAGATTTGATATTTGTCAAGTTACCATACAGAACTACAAAGAAACTAGTTATTCTAAAAGTCATACAGATGCAGATGGTTATGACGAATCTAGAAATTATCAATCAACATTACACTTAGATATTAACGAGTTAATCCCATTCCACGACAAAATTGGTTTCCGTTATTGTTGCCATAAATCGCAGAGATTAGAAGCTGGAGTATCTTATAAACGCTTAAGAAATGAAGTTGTAAGACAGCATAACTGGCTTGTTAAAAAGGTAGACGAGATTACACAATTTAGTAATTCTAAGAAAGAAAATCCAAATAAAGTAGTGCCTACGAAACAAGCAATTGAACAAGCTGTTAAAGAATTAATAAAATTAGAGCCTCTAGTGCATTCATATGCTATACCAACAACACAAGATATTACAGATAATTTGATTAAAGGAACTACGTTTGGTAAATTTACAAGTAAACATTTTCCGACGGCTGAACAATATCTTGCAGAAATTGGAGCTCTTGATTTGTTTGTGGATAATAAAGACACGTTATGTTATGGCGTAAATAGAGAATGTATTGGCTTGCCTACTATGAACTTAAAAATCATTGATATAAGACCAGCTGGTGTTCATCCGGTATATGATATAGAAGTTGATAATACTCATTCATTCTTGGCAAATGGTATAGTAGCTCATAATTGTATGGTGTCACACGGGGCATCAAGATTTACGAGAGGTAGAATGTATGATGCCTCGGACAAATATCAAGTATATGTTTGTAAAAAATGTGGATTAATTGCGTCGTATAATGATAAACTGCATATCCATTGTTGTCGAACGTGTGATAATCGTGTTGATTTTGCATATGTTGAAATTCCGTATGCTTGTAAATTATTGTTCCAAGAGCTAACCACAATGAATGTTGTACCGAGATTAATTACAGATAAATAAAGTATTTGAGTTTATATTAGTTGTAATTTATTTTTTATTTAGTAATATGTTTAATGTAATATAAAAAAGTATATATCGATTATTACACCTACCGAAAAGAAAAATGAGACAAAAAAGAAAGTCCAAATACTTACGTTGATATTTATAATACAATAAAGGAAATACTAGAAACTAAAATAACAAAGGAATATTTAACAAACTACTTGAAACATAGTTATAAAATATACAAATAAATAATTATGCGTTTGTCTCATTTTTCTTTTTGGTCGGTGTAATTAACTCAACAGAAAAGCATTTGTTTATTTGGTTCCACCTTTCCTAAAGGTGGAAAAGGTGAAAAAATTGATTCATTTTATTTTATTGTAATTATAATAATAATGACTACAATAGATATAATAAATGAAATACTTTGTCGACAGTTTTATTTAGTTGATAATCCGTATAATGATTTGGCTATAAATCATTTGTCAGAATTAAATGGAAGAAGACGTTTGTTTTGGAAAAAGGTTCCAAATAGAACTAACAAAGAAGAAGAAAATGAATTATTACAAAAAGTGTGTTTAACAGGATTGGTAAGTGCAGAGATTGTTGTAATATGTGGTCTGGGGAAATATATGATTATAGATTTATATTAGAATAAAAGATATAAAGAAATAAAGATATAAAGAAATAATAATGAGTGAAAGATTTGATTTGCAAAAAGATAATTTTTGCAAAATGTCTGATTTTTTTATGTAAATAGATATGTCATTTTAGATAACGCATTATCCAAAGATGAAATAAATAGAATACGTTCAGATTTATATTCAGTTGATTTGGAATGTCAAACAAATAAAAAAGAAAATATTAATAAAGTAATTGGTGAGATACCAAAAGAAAAATATGAAAATATATTTAAGGATGCTTTATGAAAGACCAGACAAATATGTTCCAAAAAATAAAACAAGAAAAATAAAGAAAATATACAAATAATTATGTATAATTTAATTTATTTATAAATAATCGGCGTTTGAAATGTTAAAAGGTGTAAATAATTTAGAATATGATAAATATGGAATTCCAATGTGTGGTAAAAAAGGAACTGCTGTGTTAATAAATTCAAATATATGGTATAGAGGGTGTGAAAATACATCGGATATTGCAAGGGAAACTTTACAAATAACGTATGCCAGGAGAATTATTGGTCATAAGCATGGTTAAATAATGAATTATGTAATACCGTCTCATGTGTATATTGATAAGAGTAAAGAAGAAAGGGAGACATTAGGTTTTTTGCAAGGTGGTGCTTACTCATAAATAATAATGTTATATAATTTAATAAATATATTTTTTTATTCTAGTATATTATAATATGTCTAATAGTATTGGAACAGGGTTTTCACAAACGGCAACAGGTGCATCTGGTTTTACAACAGGAAGTTTAGGCAGTTTATTAGCATTTGTAAATGGAATAGGTTATCCTTATAAAGGTCCGGGTCCAAAATTGGGTGGTGGTCTTCCTGGATTAATGCCACAACCATTAATAGACCATGATAATTCAGATACGTTTGCGCGCGAGCGTTTTACGTTAAGAGAAGCGTGGAATACGACATCTTATTCTGGTAGTTCAAATCCAAAGAGAATAACAACTCCTTTTAGAGCGGTAAATAATGCAGGTGATTTGTTAAGTCGTCAAAATTATTCGTGTGGCGGTTCATGTCAAACTCCGCAAAGTCGCCCGGGATTAAATGGGTTAAGAACATCATTGGGTCATACAGGAATAAATTGTAATCCATCAGTGGTTTGGAGCTCATTACAATTGGATGCAAAAATACCGTCGTCAACATGTAATGTAAAATATGTTTATGATGGGTCAGATTATATAAAGTTTAAAAGAAATCAAGCAATAAATAGAAATTACAATGATAGGTCGTTTGGTGGAGATGATTATAGTAGTTCTCAATCTGCATATCGTCATATTAGGCGCTATTAATTTGAGGAACCAATAACGACGCATCCACAGATATTTAGAAAAAAATTGAAATAAATTATTTACTAATTGTAAATAATATATTACACGCTTATTATTTACAAAATGTTTAAAAAGCAGAAGCTACCTATTTTGTTAGAAATTATAGAAGACCAGGATGTTGAAGCTGAACAATATACAGAAATGCGTAGACCATACACAAATTGTGAATTTATTCCATCAAATATTATACCAATTGTTATGAAACATTTCTTCAATAGTTCTGAGTTATTAATGTCATTCAATGAAAACCATGGAATTTATAAAATTATGGTAGGTGATTTGTTAGTTAGTTTTATCAAAAATTGGGAATATAATAGACCTCCTGATATGGCAAGATGTCCAGACATTGCTAGATATATCTATAATTCAAAAAAACCTCTAGACACTATGATACATTTAAGTTTTAATAATATTAAAGAAGTTTTTGAAGTCATAGATGGCATTCATAGAATTACAGCATTAAAACTCATTAAAGAACAAAATTCGAAACCATTAGATTTGCTAGAAACACACGTTTTTGGCTCAGGAAATGACGCACAATGGTTATTTAATCAATATATGTTAGTTAATATTCGTTTTAATGCTAGTCTTGGTGATTTAATCGAAACATTCAAAAATTTGAATAAAAGCCAAGTAGTTCCAGAACTATATATACGTGATCATGGAAAAGAGAAACGCATTATTATTGACAGTATTGCAAATGAATGGTTTGTTAAATATAAAAAACATTTCTCATCATCAAACAACCCTATTACAGGAAATACTAACAGAAATAAATTTGTTGAACTTTTAGATAAACTGTATGATAAACATCATATAGATGATTCAAACGCAGATGAACTTAAAACTATTTTGAATGAAGCCAATGATGCAATTTCACGTGCAATTCCAATAAGAGTTACAACAGACACTCGATTAAAATGTAAAGAATCGGGTTGTTATTTATTCTTATATAAAAATGATGTATTACAAAGAATGATCTAATTATACCCTTTAAGAAATGTATATTTATTTTTTGCTATACTTTTTATAAAAGTTTATTTATTTTTTGCTATACTTTTTATAAAAGTTTATTTATTTTTTGCTATACTTTTTCTAAAAGTTTATTTATTTTTTGCTATACTTTTTCTAAAAGTATATAATATGACAACTCCGTATGGAATATCACGAACAATAGGTTCTCAAACTTTTCAAGGTTATGTTAATGCTCCTATCTTAGGTCCATTGAATTCAAGTCAATATCCGTTTTCTATGCCATATCATAATTATGGAATATTGTCCGGACAACGGCCAACTCCACCACAATTTTATCCAGGTCAAGAACCAGTTAATGCCGACATGTCTGTAAATGCTAGAGCGCAATATTTAAGAGCAACTGATATTAGCACAGTAGAAAAGGCTAAACAAGATGCTTTAGGAAAATTATCAGCTCCAATAACTAAAGTGTCATATTCAACACAACGTCAAATACCTGTATCAAGCCATGTAAATTATATAGCACCTATACCTGGCTCAATGTATACGAATATAAAAAAAAGTGTAGCGGTAGGTAAATCGGCATATAAAGTGGGTCTTCCTTTAGCAGCACCAATAGGAACAAAAAGTTATGATAATAGTTTTAGAAGAACAGCATTACAAAGAGCGCGTTCTGGAGGTTGTACTGCTCCAAAAAAGAAGGGTTCAATTTATAATTATAGTTTAACTCAGCCCGGAATATGTGCTTGGGGGTCTATACCTCGCCAAAATTATTAAGAAAAATCAAAGTAACAATGAAAATATATGAAATCAACTTAAAGGCAAAATAGTTATTTAACAACACGTTATAATAAAAAATTTTTCTATGGAAAATAACTATTTTCTAAATATATTATATAAAAATGATGAACAAATATCTTGTTGAATTTTTAGGAACTTTATTCCTTACATTTGTAATTTTTGCAACAGGCAATTATTTAGCAATTGGTGCTGCTTTAGCAGTTGGTGTGTTATTAGGTGGTGCGATTAGTGGTGGTGCGTTTAATCCTGCAGTAGCAATCGCATTAATGTATGCTAATAAATTACCCCGGTCTGATTTAATTCCATACATAGTGGCTCAAATAGCTGGTGGTTTGGCTGGATTTGAATTATTTAAAATGATTGTAAACCGCCGAGGTTAATAAATTGTATTTAATATTGTTTTCTTTTATAATATTATATGACAAAGAATAGAAAAAGAGTAACCAGAAAAAGAGGTCAAATGGGTGGTGATTGGTATAATCCATTGTCATGGTTTTCAGATACATCTAACACTGATACATATGCTGCAAAGAAATCGATAAGTGATACTATTTTTGATTGGGGACAAAGTATAAATAATGGTATAGGAAATATTGCTACAAGTGTTAGTGATTCGGCAAAATCTGGATTAATGAATGTATCCAATAGTGTTAGTTCGCTTAATAACAACAATGCCCCAGCAAATAATTCTGTTCCACAACAACCTCAATATAATCAATCTAATAATATGAATAATTCTGGAACAAACAGTTATGGCGGAAGACGTAGACATAAAAAACATACTATGAGAGGGTGTAAAAATATGAAAGGAGGTAAAGGTGGATTAGGTTTAACATATTATGCTTCCCCCGTATCTGGATTACAAGTTGCTAAACCAACTTATTGGATAAATTCAAATACTAATCAAAATGTAAAAGGAGGTACAAGAAAACATAAACGTAGAAAACATTAATGTGGTAACATTCCATTTTTGTTCATTATTCCGTATAATATATATATGCCTAACAATCCAATAGATGCAAAATATGCTTGTGCTATTGGGTCATCTGGAATCTTAAAATACGAGCTAGTATCATTAGTGTTTAAATTTAAATTAGTAAATGATTCGCGACATTGTGTTCCAGATACAGGATTTTTTTTATCTGGAAAAATACATGGATCCATATTTTGAATATCAACTAAAGTTACAAAATGACTTTCAGTGGATTTATTGTTATAAATATCTATTGTTTCCATTTTTAATTCTTGACAATCAGGTTTAGACCCAGATAAAAAAGCTTGAAACATTTCCATTGGATTTAATGCGTTTAAATTACTTATAGTTCCAGGTATGAGACCTTTGAATTCACTAAAATTAACTCCCATTCCTGATGATATAAATGGAATATTTCCTTGAGGAACATTATTAATATATATGTATCTATCTACATCTTGACCAGTTGCTTTATCTGTGCATTTACCACCAGTTTTTAAAAAAAATTTGTTACCTAAAGCTTGGCCGGTAGCTGACGCTTTCCCACCACCCGAAACTAACAATTCTACATAATTAATTAATCCATCAATATCTTTTCCTAATTGCGATATAGTTCCTTTTCCAGACATACCTATTTCTGTTGGTGTTCTAATGTATTTATAATATGGATATTCTGGACCTATATATTTTTCTTCTGCTGCTTTTGCATTTGTTAGTACTTCTTCAAACATATTGGACATAATATATACTTTTAAAAAAAAGTATAGTAAATATACATTAATTAATAATCAGTGGATTTCCAGGCGTCTTTTACTGTGTGATATGGATATAAATACGAATATGTTATTATTTATTTTTTCTCCACATAGGTTCATCTTTCATTTGAGAGAGATTAGTTATTGAAATGCTCTTATATAAAAGTATTTCAATTTTGTTATTCTTCATCTTCTATACCAGTTCCAGTAATATCAGCAGGAGTAGAACCGGCAATATCCTGAGCATAATCTAACTGTTGTTGAACTAAGCCATCTATTTGAACTTGCATAGAATTTATAGATTGTTGCATAGTGTCTACTTGATTTTTTACACCATCAAAATCGTCAATTCTACCTTTTAATACTTCTATATTTCCAGCATTTTGTTGACCCAATATTAAAGCATTATTAGGATCGTTTAAATTATACGGTTTATATTGTTTTTCTACAGAAGTAGTTTCAGTTGTATTCGAAGTAGCATTTTCCAGTCCTTCTATTAAATGAAAACGTGAGTTATATATTTGACATAATAACAAACTAACAAAACAAAATATTAAAATATATATTAACATCATTATATATTATACTATTCTTAAAATATATTTTTCTATACTTTTCTAAAAGTATATTTATTTTCTTTTATATGTATATAATGTCTACAGCTTTTTATCCAACAAATATGAGACACCAATCTGCTAGTGGGTATAGTAATAAAAGCACATTAGAAAATATTCCATATGTTCCATGGAAAGGAACCGGTGTGTTTAGTAATCCGGTTGGTGTAACCGCTACACATATACGCCCATTAACTAACAATGACCCCGGTAATATATTTCCTACAGGGTTTGGTTTACCTAGACCACTTAAGCAATATAGAAAAGGAACAGTGATTCCTATACATTTTGAACAGTACAACAATAATAATAGTGCCGATATAGAAAAATCATTAATTGCTTATAATGTAAATAGATCTGTTAAATCATCAATAGGTTCATCTTTGGGTGGGGGTAATGGTGGAACTGGATTAATATCACAAATGATTGATATGCCAGCTTCATTTATTGTTAAAGATAATGGAACTGATTTGACAGATATAAAATTAGAAGAACCAATAATAGATGATAAAGGTGTAAATATAGATGCCGAGTGTAAAAATTGTAATGGTATAGGGTTAGTTTCTAGTTGGATGCCGATTAATAATTTAACAGAAAAACCGCAAGCAAATGTAACAAATCCGTTATTATGTTGCAATCAACAAAGAAAAGCGTTACAACGAGTATTGCCAACTAACACAAATGTAAAAAAGAATTATTATCAAACAACTTATATGTATTTGTATAATCGTTGTCAAACATTTAAACAGAGACAATTTAATTTTATTTCTGGCCCAATAGATAAAAAATTAGAACAATTGTTTATGGCTTATCCATTTGTAACTGCTAAAATTCTGGAATATTCTAAACCTGGTGATCCATTATCGATAATTAATTTATATGTAGCGCAATGTAATCCAAACTTTACAATTGAAAAAGGTGTTGAAATTGGGTTTATTAATACATTATCAAGGTCACTAATAGATGCTGGATATATTTCTAAAGAAGATTATGATGCTTTAATAAATGGTTCTTTATCTGTTGAAAGTTTCTTAAAAACTTTACAAACTATACTAACAAATGAACAATATAAAATTTTGATTGATTATTTGTATCAATTGGCTGCAAATCCATATAATGGCTCAGTTGTTAGTAGTCCATCAAATCCAAAAGGTTGTTCTCAAGTGTATTATAAACCTAATAATCCTCAATTTGCAAAACAAGGCGGTGTATCAAGTAGCACAAGAATATTAAAACTAACAGTGGATACAATTAATACGGTGGCATATAATCAACGTAAATTAAAATCGGCCAATCCTCCAAATATAGCAACAGCAATTCAATATGGGTTTAATGCGAATACTCCATACATATATAAAGATAAGGTTCCTCCTTGTCAACCACAAACGTATATTGGTAATCCGTTTTTCTTCCAAGGTCAGCATCAAAATAAATTGATATGTAGATCAAAAACGAATGGTTCAGAATATCATACATATAATTCGGTAAATAGTTTTTCAGCTGGAAATAATATAGGTTCAACTCAACACCGTGGTGCTGGGTTTGCTAATAAAGATAATATAGGAAATACAACTTATTTTGATAATATTGCAGTGGCTGTTTAATATATATTAAACAATTTATATATAAAGACATTATTATATAATAATAATGGAAACTAATACTTATTCCTCTTCTTGTTTCTTTCTCGGGTTTAAAAATATATTCACTTTGTCGACAAATTTATTATGTGGTAATTGATTTTTTTCACACCATTGAACACATTTATGTATATGTGAACGTTTTAAATGTTCTATTTTTTCTTCTCTATTTTTATTCTTAAAAATTTGTATTATTTGATCATATGCTTCTAATTGCTGTTGACCTATAACTAAATTTGATTCATCTAATTTGTTCAAAAAATAATATGGCAATTCATTGTCTAATACAGAACATATATAACTATCAGTTACTTTATTATGTTTACTTATATTCGATACCATTTGTTCTTCGAATTGAACTAACAAATTATTGACATTAATCCAATTTTCATTAAATCCTTTGCAAATTAAATATCTGTCACCTTTTGTTATACTACTAATTAAAGGTTTTATTAAATATAATTTATCGTAAAAACTGGATATGATAAATATTATATCTATTATAGATTTATATACTATATTATCCAATTTTATAACACACATTCCATGATTCATTTGATATTTTACAATAATTTGCAATATTAAAAACATATTATCAATATATGTTTTAGGATTTGTATAATCACTATTATAAAATTCGCATATAATTAAATCTAATTTATTATTGTATTGTTGCTTTATAAATAAATCATATAATAAATCATAATTAAAATCTTCCGAAAATACATTATCTTCGGTTTCTTCTCTTATCATATTTAATAAATAATTTGTCGAAGTATAATTGGGTGTCAAATGAGCAATATTCATTTTATGTTTTGATGATAACATATCATTTATATTAAACATTTGAAACAATTCCAATAATTCAAAAAAAATGTTTGAATTTGGTTTAACTTTACTTACAGAGATTGTAGACCCAGGAACAGTCGAATGTATAAATTCAAATGGATTTACTATTTTGTTTATATAATCTAGTGTCATATACACATCATCATTATCGATATAATTGTCTCGCAATTTAATCAATTGTTTATAAATATCATTCATATAAACTATTAAACTATTTGAAATTAATGGTTCGATTTTGTTAGTTGTTAACTGTATATTTAATCTAATATTGAAATTATTTTTTGGTATTATATAATAATTCATTCACTATTATATAATAATTATTACTATTTATATCTTTTTTACACATTTTACATATATTTTAATGCAACGCAGTGCAACAAATAATGAAATAAGAAAAAAATTGAAAAAATTTTTCTTTTCGGTCGGTATAATAATATACAATGGATATGGATTATACAACTGAAAAGATACATTGCATGCAATACATGGCAAAATTAAAGTTTACAGAAAAAAACAAATTATTATTTCAAAAATCATATGATGCTGGGCATAAAATATGCGGCTTATATTTGGCTCATTATATTCCTAATAATGTAGAAAAACTAAAATGGCTTATTGATTTATTAGTATCTGATGAAATAACAACTGAAACAGATGTTATTAATATTAATGATTATATTAGAGAAATACAAGCAAAAATATACTTCGAAAAAATTGGGAAATGTAGAAAACCAAAGCAACCAATAGAGTCATATCTTATAGTAAATTAATTTTCCACTATATCAAAATCAACTAACTTCTTTTTACGAGTTGTCTTTTTCTTTGTAACCGGAACTATGTCAATTACTTCTTCAATGCCTTCGTGTTCTACAATATCTGGTAATTTTTTTGTTTTTGATTTTGTTTTTGGTTTAACTGGCTTTATTTCTTCCAAAGCCTCAGTTGCGTCTTGAAGTTTTAATTTTTCAACCATTTTTTTTGCTTTCGGTTTTACTAATTCTTCTGCTTCTTCAACTGCTTCACGCGCTAACATTGTTCCTGCTAATTCTATATCATCTTCTCCTGGTAAATAATCTAACAAAGATTTAGTAAGCTTTTCTGCATTCCTAGTTGATGTCTTTTTGTAAATAAAGAATCTATTCAGAAATGATATCTCTTTTTCATAGTCTCTCATATATAACGCGTCTTTATAATCATTCGCCTTTTCTGGGTATTTCTTTACTTCATTTTCCATTGTATTGAATAATTCAGAAAACATACCACTTCCTTCTGGTAATTTCATTTTACGTGCGTCTTCTCTGCTTACTAAATTAAAACCATATTTATCCATAGTGCTAGTTAAAAAGTCGTAATTAACTAAATATTCGGTAAGTGTCTGGTTGATTGAATCTTGATATACGTCTATTTTATAACCTAAACAACTATCATTGTCTTCAAAAGTAGTAGCATCATATTGTTTTGTTATTGACCATATTTTTTTATCATCTACATATATTTCTCTACTTTCTCCTTCCTGTTTCTTTTTCAACATATTAAATATAGTTCTACCATCATAACATGTAGCTATAAAATATCCATTTAATTTAGTGCACTCAGCGACATTTCTTATAAAATTATAAAATGTGTTTTTATTTTCAAACATATAGTGTAATGCAAATTGGCAAGAAGACACATCAAAACCATTATAACATTTACCATGTTGTCTAGCTACTGCTGGACCTAAACTTTTATCAACGCCAATAGACCCAAATATTGATTTAGTTATTTGGTTAGCTTTATCAGTAAACATATTTGTTCCGCTTCGTATATTTTTAGAGCTATTTCCTGTTACAAATAATGAATATGGAGTATTATTATTAGTCATTTTAAAATTTAAATATCTGGCACAAGCACCATTTAAACGGTTTTCAATATTATCGGGAGATATATCTATACCAAATACAAATGATAATTCGGCACCAATCCATTTTGGTAAATCTCCGGCTTTTCCACAAGCAAAATCTATTAATGTGTTTCCCTTATTGGATACGCAATGTATTAATGCTTTTTTAACATATAAATTATGAAAATCACGCATTCGTTGCGTCATTTTATCTGTAGTAACGCTATTATAATATACATCATCAGATACTTCAATTCCAGGTATTCCCTCTCCGGTTGCTATCATTTTTTCAGTAACAGGATTATGAATCGAATGCCAGTTACTATTTGCAGTTTTATAATCATTTGCACCAACCCCATTTCCAGATCTAAAATCTGCGGTTTTATCATATCTAACTCGCATAGGTATCCATTTCCACATTCCTGGTTTAGTCATATCATATCTAAATTCTACAACCATTTGATCATCAAATACTTGTCTTTCTTCTGTAAACATTTGCGACACTCCACTGCTATCAATTTCCAACATAACATTACATAATCCAGCTAATGGGTCATATGGGTCTGACGGGAAGAATTGTTTTGGTTTATATCCTTCTTCATCTTCAATATCTTTCTTATTGGAAAATTTATCATCTAAAACATCTTGACAAGGGTTTATGAACCCATGGCGCGATGGGTCAAATCCAACAGTTAATATTAATGTTTTATATTGATTAAATTGTGTTGATTCGTTGTTATTTATGCCAGTTTCAAATATAGGAGTGACCATATCTTTTCCATCAGCTCCCTTCTTTGTAACAACTAGGAAATCTATAGTTAAATAACTTTTAGGGAATGTTAGTGTTGATTCAGTAGGTTTCCATTTAAATATATATGGCCAAGTTATTTTTTTCTTTGGTCCAGCTTCTAAAATTTTATTTCCTCCAACGCCTAACAATGTTGGTGTGAAAATTAAACCATCAATTTCATATTCAAAATCATGATCTGCTATACGTCTCAATAAATAATTATTAGCTTCAAAAATATTAAATTTACTACTATCTAATGTTTTTCTATCAATCACTGAATCAAAATTTGGATAGAAATTTTTAGACATAATTTTAATAGGTGCCAACATTTTACCACTATTATTTTGAGAATTCACATTAGTAACGCTAATTGGTTTTAATAATTTAATAAATTCTTTTAGAATTGGTAATCTACATCCTTCTTTAAAATACATATCATCTTTTGAATGTGTATTAATAAAAGGTCTTGCACGGATATCTATATTATTGATATAATATATATCGAATACGGCAAATGTATTGATAAATTGACCTGTTTTGTCGTGTAAAATTAATTCCCCATCTAATAAAGAATGAAAACATTTTTCTTCGTTTGTTTTTGCTCCTGTAAATATTATATTCATGTTAGTGTTAATTAGATAAATACGTCCTTTATTGTTGACAAATAATAAATGTCTATCTCCATCTGCTTTTTCAGTTACACAATATGCAAATGGTTCAGTTATATTAGGAACAATAACATCTTTGTTTAATGGTGCTACATTTATTAAATCTAAAGTGACTAATCCAGGGCCAATAAAATCACTAGTATATGCTGTTTTTTTAGGAACATATTCTCCATTTCTTTTTCTATGTTCTTCTTCAAATAATAATTTTAAATATTCTTGTGCTACGTCTCTTTGTTCAGAATATGAAATAGGATAATTTGTTTTTTGTAGCCCAGATAATACTATTTTTACAATTTTTTGTAATTCGCTTGACAATTCATTAGGAGTTTTATATTTAAATTTTGCTGATTTGGTTACTTCTATTTCAATTTCATATGTTTCTTGATTATTAAATACATTAGATTCATCAATATTATAAGTTTGAATCATCCATCCTCTGTCATTTTTGGTAGACATTTTTACTATACTAAGGTCTATTTTAAATGGTAAATCTATTTTTTGAAAAGTTACACGATTCATGTATCTAAATACTTTTTTAGTTTTGTTCCAATTTTCTAAGACATCTATTCCAATTTTACTTTTTTTGCTTATAGTATCTTCAGTATTTATGGAAACTCTAAAATTAAAATCGTCAAAATTGGCGCTTTGAATTATATTATCTGTTTCTTTACCATCTTTAATTTCTTTCAAAGGCATTTTTCTGTTAATTTTTACAGTATAAATATTTTTTTCATTTAAATATTGTAAACTATTTGTTTTGCAATAATCTTGAATGTTATTTAATCCTTCTATTTCAATTCTAAACCTATCTAAATCGTTACTAGTTTTAAATTTACCAGTTTTGGCATCTAAAAATTCAGGTTGTATTCTTAACAAATGTTTTCCATTAGGATATACGCATCTCCATCCAGATGATTTTAGTTTTTTTACAACATTGTCGTAGTCAAGTTTATTTATAGGTTTAGCTCCTCTAGTTCCAAATTTAGCTTCCATTTCTATTTCAGAATTTTTTGAATCATTTGCGTTTATAAATGCTAAAGATATAATATCTAATTGTTTTTGGGGAGATATATTGCCTCGTTCTGCTGATAATGAGTCTTTAATATCTCTAACCTTATCTTTTATTTTATCTGTTATAGCTTTAGTTCCGTTCATAATTATATATAATATGTGTATATATTTATATTGTTATTCAATTTTTTTTAATAATTTAATACTAATATCTCGTAAATATCTTTTTTTGTTAATTTTTTCTTACCTACATGCTCAGCGTCAATATGTATGTCCAATTTATTACATAAATTTTTTAACTCATCTAATTTATAAGAACTCATACTTTTTAATGTTGCATCAAAACTGCTCATTATGAAAAATGTATTTCTATATTTGTTTATAATATCTTCGGTTACATCTAATTCAATTGAATGTTCGTATGATTCGTTATGTCTATGTATTACATGAATTGGATGTTTATCATCAACATCTATACACATTAATTCATATACTTTTCGTTTATGAACCAATAATACATTTATTTGTTCAAGAACGCATAACGCAAAAAAAGTCTTGATAGATATTCTATCTTTGTTTGCTAAATCATCTTCTAATTCGGTGAGTGGTTTAATTTTATGTATTTTTAAAATTTCTTTATTTTTGCGAATTAATTCAATGTATTTAAATTTTTCGGCTTTTTCAACAACAAAATATTGATTATTAATTTCCATTTCATAATTTGAGAATCCGTGTTTCATAATATACAAACACCAAAAAAGAGAATCTTTTTGTTTTGGTTTATACATTGTTTCCTTTTTTGTTTCTTTTTTTGTTTCCTTTTTTGTTTCTGGTTTTGTACTCTGTATAATAGAATTAGATTGCTTAATAGTCATTTTAATTGGACTGATTTTTTTAATAGACGTATTTGGTAGTATGTATGAGAATTTGATAATATGTTTAGTATATTTATCTAAATTGGAAGATGTAAACATATAATCGTTTAAGTTCGTAATAATATTATTTGTTTTATTGTTCATAAATGTCTATTATATTATGTTGAAATATCTTTATTATCTTTTAAAAAAAATGTATTTTTATATTGTTCTTTTTCTTTTTCAGCATTATCAAGATACACTTCTTGAGCATTTACATATTTAATAAAATCCATAAGTTCATGTAATATGGTATCTGGTAATTCCGTAAGATTAATATGAATTCCATATTTATTTTCATTTATGGTAACGGTTGAGTGTTTTGTTAGTAATCTTAGAACTTCAATTTGATTAAATTTAGACATAATTTCAATTTGTTCTTTGATGTAGTTGATTTGATTAATATTATATGACATATATAAATATATATTATTTGCTTTAAATAAAAATAAATATAAATAATTTATCCATCAATGATTAATTTGGGTTTCGCTTTGTCTTTTATTTCTTTTTGAGGAGGAACTAAATTTGCAATAATAGATACATATTTATCGTTTAATTCAAATCTTTGTGCTATTACGGTAGCAATAAATTTTTCATTTTCTTCAATAGAATTAAAATAATCACTGGAATAATAATGGTCGCGTGCGACAAATAAAACAAAAGGACTTGGTTGTTCATCGGAACTTTCGGCACGTATTCCAGCTTTTGTGATATTTTTTGCTATACAATTTAAATTCATTCCAGCAACTGGGAAACAAACTTCACAATTAAATACTACATCAAATATTACATTTTCTCCTTTAATTATCCCGCTTGAAAATGTGATAACTCTAATAGAGCCTGGTTTAACATAACCCTCTACAATGCATTTTCCTCCAACCATTTTAGTTATGGTATTTTCTAATGTTTGAAGTAAATTCTTGCCTATAGAAGTAATAGGTAACATTATATTTTTGGTAATTTGACAAGGGCTATAAACACCACTTGTTATTTTTTGTCTATATTTAGGTTTAGATGTTTTAACGATAGGTTCCATTATATAATATATAATTATTCTTTTAATTATTTTTCAATTTTATTTTCCAATTTTATGTATATCTTCTTTAATACGGTATATTATTTGTTTATATACGGTATATTATTTGTTTATATACGGTATATTATTTGTTTATATACGGTATATTATTTGTTTATATACGGTATATTATTTGTTTATATACGATATATTATTTGCGTTTTTCTTTTTTCTGAAATTCATTAATAATCGCGGTTTCTGTATCTAAAAACCATGTTTGACCATCATAATGTCGTTTCTCATAACTTCTTAGTGTTAGTTCTTGTCTTACACATAATTCTTTAGCTCTATCTTTAGTAACATTTGAATCGAACCTATTATTATCTTCTATTTTATTTAAAACTGTAATAATTTTTTCTTTTCCTGATTGATCACAACGAAAACCTGTACTGCGTTGATTTTTAGTATCTTTTACTTGATAAACCATATATTTATTATTA